CTCCTACTGCACCAGCGATGGGTGTACTTGGACCTAACACTCCAGTAGACACAACACTTATATGACCAAAGAACAAATTATAGCGAAAGCTAATCACGCCAAGCGTCTTTTGGAGGACGAAGTGCTGCTCGATGCGTTCAGCACTATCGAGGAGGATATATACAGGGAATGGCGTTCGTCCGAAGTCAATGACTACGATAAACGAACTGATCTATTTCTTACGCTCAAATGCCTTGAGCGTTTGGAAGCCCGACTCCGGGCAATCCTCGATGATGGAACTATTGCGTCGAGGAGTTGAACTACACTATGAAAAGGTGATATATGGCGATTGAAGACGGCAACCCCCAAGGCGGGATCGGCCTTCACGAAGCAACTCTTGCCATCAGCAATTTGCTTGGCCCTGAACAGGACAACCAGGAAGAAGCTGAGGCGCTAGATCAAGAAGAAGCTGAAGAGCAGGAGCTTGATCAGGAATCTGAGACTGAAGAAGTCGAAGAGTACGAAGAAGAAACTGAGTACGACGAGGCTGACGATGTTGAAGATTCTGAATCTGACGACGAGGAAGTTGAAGAAGAAGCTACGCAGGAACTTTCAGAAGACCTTACCCTCAAGGTTAAAGTTGATGGGGAAGAGATGGAAGTCACCCTTGCCGAACTTCGGAACGGCTATTCTCGAACCGCAGATTATACGCGGAAAGCTACCGCTCTGGCCGATCAGCGTAAGTCGCTTGAAGCTGAAGTGGAAGCCATTCGTGCGGAACGCACTCAATACGCGGAACTACTGCCGATCCTGCAACAGCAGATTCAGCAGCAGAACGCGGCAGAGCCTGACTGGGATACTCTTTATGATGAAGACCCCATTGAGGCTGCTAGATTGGAACGGCATTGGCGTAAAACCAAGGATGAACAAACGCAAAGGCTGGCCGCTATTCAGGCCGAGCAGCGGCGTCTCACCGAGGAAGAAACCAAGCAGCGTACACAGCAGATGCAAGCGGTTATTCAAGCCGAACGCGCCAGACTCCCTGAAGTCATTCCTGAATGGAAAGATCAAGAGACGATGATGCGGGAAGCCCAAGAACTGCGGGAATGGGCGACATCGAACGGACTAACTGAGCAGGATGTTAATTCTCTCACACAGGCCGCTCATATTGCTCTTGTTCGTAAAGCGATGCTGTATGATAAGGGTGTTAAGAACGTGGAAAAAGCGAAACAACCGGCCAAGAAAAAAGCTCGTGTTGTCCGCCCAGGTTCCAGCAACTCTTCTGCAAAGTCCGGTTCCGTTGATATTAAGAGAGCGTCCAAGCGTCTCGCACAAACTGGTCGCGTCGCTGACGCTGCCAAACTCTTGGATAAACTCATTTAGGGACTTTTAGTTATGGCTATTGTAGCAAACACCTTCACCCGTTATTCGGCTGTTGGTATTCGTGAAGACCTGTCGAATGTCATCTACAACATTTCGCCAGAAGAAACTCCGTTCATCTCGAACATCGGTCGCGAGAACGTCAAGAACACCTACTTTGAATGGCAGACTGACAGCCTTGCTGCTGCTTCGGCTTCTAACGCTGCTCTTGAAGGCGACGACGTTGCTTCGTTCACTGCTGTTAGCCCGACCTCGCGGATCGGTAACTACACACAGATCAGCACGAAGAACGTCGTTATTTCGGGTACGCTCGAAGCTCTCGACAAAGCTGGTCGTCGTAGCGAACTGACATATCAGCTTGCAAAGCTGGGTTCTGAACTGAAGCGTGACATGGAGAGCGCACTGCTCGCCAACCAGTCGCCAGTAGCAGGTAACACCACTACGGCTCGCCGTACTGCTGGTCTGCCGGCTTTCATCAAAACCAACACCGACTTCGGTACTGGTGGCGTTGACACGGCTGGTATCGCTGCTCGTACCGACGGTACGCAGCGCGCTTTCACTGAAGATCAGTTGAAAGACGTGATCGCCCAGGTTTGGGAATCAGGTGGTACGCCTAAGATGCTCATGGTTGGCTCGCACAACAAGCAAGTTGCTTCGGGCTTCACCGGCATCGCGACTCGCTTCCGTGACGTTCCTGCTGGCCAGCAGGCACAGATCGTTGGCGCAGCCGACGTTTACGTATCGGACTTCGGTACTGTGAACATCGTGCCTAACCGCTTCCAGCGCGCTCGTGACGCTTTCGTCGTTGATCCGCAGTATGCGTCGATGGCTGTTCTGCGTCCGATCCAGCAGATGGAACTGGCGAAGACCGGCGACGCCGAGAAGCGCCTGATGCTCGTTGAGTACGGCCTGAAGGTTAACAACGAAGCCGCACACGGCATCGTAGCTGACCTTACCACGTCGTAATTGACATATAGGCGGGGGCGGGTTTAGGCTCGCCCCCTAACCTATAGGAGTATCCCATGTCTAAGCGCCTTATTTCCGACGACAAAGCTACCGGGATCAAGACATATCTTGATTACGACGGCACCGATGACAACGCCACTATTGTCAAAGAGCAGGATGTCACGAACATCGTCGATTACAACAAGGCTGCGTTTGACGCCGCGCCGAAACGGTGGGGCGACTTTACTCATGTAGGCCGCATTCCGATGACGGTTTACAACGAACTTAAAGAGAAGGGCATTCTGGACGACCAACAAGAGTTGGTGAAGTGGCTGAATGATCCTAACAACGCCATGTGGCGTACACGACCAGGGAATGTCTGATGGCGATTACAACCTACGCAGAACTTAAATCTGCCGTCGCTGATTGGCTCAATCGGGACGATCTTGACGCCGTTATTCCCAATTTCATTTCGCTTGCCGAAGCGCACTTTAACCGCACCATGCGCCATCGTAAGATGGTGACGCGGTCTGATGCTACGCTCGACACGCCATATTTTGCGGTGCCAGCGGACTGGCTGGAGAACATTCGGTTCCAGTTGAACACGAACCCTGTTACGCCACTGCTGTATGTAACGCCGGAACAAGCCGCAGAGGAACGCCAGAAATATAACGCATCTGGCCAACCACTATTCTTTTCTATGGTGGGAGAGCAGTTCCAAGTCGTGCCGTCGCCTGACACTAGCTACGACGCTGAACTACTTTATTACGCCAAGATTCCGGCACTGTCGGACGCCAACACAACGAACTGGCTTTTGACAGAAAGCCCAGACGTATATCTTTACGGCTCGCTGGTTCAATCTGCGCCGTATCTTAAAGAAGACGAGCGAATCTCTGTCTGGGCGGGGCTGTATCAGCAGTTTGTTGATGATATGATGCTGGCCGATGAACGCGCCCGTATTGGCTCGTCTAAACTTAAAGCTCGCTTCCGCACATTTGGTTAGGGGTCAACGCCGTGTCTTTTTCTAATTATCTTGAGAACAAAGTTCTCGATCATGTTTTCGGTGGCTCGGCGTATACTGCTCCGGCCACTCTTTATGTCGGTCTGTTTACTAGCAATCCTGGTGAAGGTGGCGGCGGCACAGAAGTTAGCGGTGGATCATACGCTCGCCAGACGATTGCGTTTACTGTAACGGGCAGCCAAGCGTCGAGCAGTGCTGCTGTTGAGTTCCCTACTGCGACGGCTTCGTGGGGTACGATCACTTACGCTGCGGTATATGACGCGGTGTCAGGCGGCAATCTTCTTGCATCCGGTGCGCTGACGACTTCAAAGACTATCGACAGCGGCGACGTATTCCGTATCCCATCGGGTGATTTTGACATCGACTTGGATTGATAGATGGCCGGTTATGGTAGTGGCTTATATGGCATAGGAAGTTACGGTATTGACCCATTAGAGGGTCAAGTCACCGTAACTGCTGCGTCGTCTGCTACCGCTTCTGGTCTTATTGTTAAAGACGCTGTCGTCGCTGTTGCAGCGGCGTCTACTGTATCGCCTACGGCTACTCGCGTTCGCGAAGCCGCGATTGCTGTTTCAGCTACATCCACAGTTTCGCCGACAGCTATTCGTGTCCAGAGCGCGTCGGCTGCGTCTTCTGCTACATCGACTGTTTTGTTGTCCGCTGTTCGTGTTCGTTTGGGCGAAACAACGGCGCTATCCACATCTACAGTTTCGGTAGCGGCGCAGGCAGTATTCCTTTCGGGCGTAACAGTAAACGCACAAAGCACTGTCACTCCGACTGCTAACCGTGTGCAGTCAACGGGCGTAGCAATCTCGGCCACATCTACTGTAAATGTCATTGCAGTAGAGAAATGGGAACCTGTTCCAATTACGCCGGAGACATGGACGCAACAATCCGATACTGCTATATCGTGGGCTGCGAATAGTGATACACCGAAGACTTGGACGCCGGTTGCAGTAACGGGCAAGACTTGGACTGAAATTTCTGATACAGATGAGACTTGGACGCCGAAAGAGTTTCCAGACTCCCTGGCCGCATGAGGTAAAATATGGCTGATACTACCACAACGAACCTTGGTCTTACGAAACCCGAAGTCGGTGCAAGCGCCGATACATGGGGTACGAAGCTCAACACGGACCTTGATCTTGTAGATGCGATCTTCACCGCTGCGGGTAGCGGGACGAGCGTCGGCCTGAATGTGGGGGCCGGCAAGACGCTGACGGTTGCAGGTAATATCTCTGCCGGAGGCGCTACTTTGTCGCCGACCGAACTCAGCTATCTTGATGGCGTGACTTCGTCGATCCAGACGCAGATCAACAGCAAGCAAGCCACCCTTGTCAGCGGTACGAATATCAAGACCGTTGGCGGTAACAGCCTTTTGGGATCGGGCGATGTTGGAACTCTGGGCGTTGCGTATGGCGGCACAGGCGCAACTAGCCTGACATCGGGCTATGTGCTGAAGGGCAACGGCACGTCACCTGTCTCGGCTTCTGTTATCTACGATAGCGGCACGAATGTCGGCATCGGCACGAGTTCGCCTAGCAGGACTCTTTCTGTTTATAACGCGACTATCCCTATAATTGCGCTTCAAAACTCTACCACTGGTCAAACCACAGGAGACGGCTTTCAGCTTTATGCGCTTGGCTCAACCGCGTATATTGACCAGAAAGAAAACGGCTCACTTAATTTCCTAACCAACGGTGCCGAACGCCTCAGAATAACATCCACAGGCTCCGTAGGCATCGGCACGAGTTCGCCTCCCAACCGTCTGCAAGTTAGCTATACCAGCACGGCCCCCTCGTTGTCCTCCTCGGCAGGGGCGGGCCTTTCACTGCTAGGTAGTAGCACGCTTCGCGTCAATATAGGCTCTGATCCCTCCAGCCCGTTTGCTGGATGGGTGCAGTCCACGAATGAGTCTGGCTCTCCTTTCCCGCTTAACCTCAACCCACTCGGCGGCAACGTAGGTATCGGGACGAGTTCGCCAGATCAGCGTCTGCACGTAGCCAACTCCGGTGCCACGTTCGCTGCCATCAAGTTCAGCAACTCTGTGGCCAGCGGCGGGATCATCTCCTACGCTAGCGATGACTTCGCATTCTACACCTCCAACACCGAACGCCTCAGAATAACCTCCGCAGGCAACGTAGGAATCGGCACGACTTCGCCTACCAATCTTCTTGATTTGAATGGCGGCATTACTGTCCAGCAAGCATCTGATGTAAAGTGGCAGAATACCGCAAGGGATACAACTTACGGTGGCATCTCTAGCCTTGCTTCGGCTCTTCAGTTCAAGTGGAACGGCTCGGAGAAGATG